AAACTAAACAATGATACATTTTAAGATAAGCGAATTTGATAGTCCTGATCTTATTGGTTCAGGTGAACGCATGAATAAAGAATTTTTAACAATGTTAGATAATGCAAGAGATTTAGCTGGTATTACTTTTAAAATCAACTCAGGGTATCGTACTGAAGCAAAAAATAATGCTATATATAAAAGTTTAGGTAAAACACCAATTAAATCTTCACACTTACAAGGTTATGCTGCTGACATACATTGCAACAGTTCACAAGATAGATTAATTATTTTAAATGCTTTAATCAAAGTTGGTTTTAAGCGTTTAGGAATAAGCAAATCATTTATACATTGTGACAACGATCCTTTGAAAGTTAATGCTGTTTGGTTATACTAATGAAAAAGAAATTCAAAGATACAAAAGTAGGACAATTCCTATTACAAAAAATACCAAATGTAGTAGAATCATTAGCTGGTAATTCACCTGTTGCTTCTGTAATACAAACTTTAATCGGTGGCTCTAATATGAGTGAAGCTGATAAAGAAATAGCATTACAAAAACTAGACCTAGAACGAGCAGAAATGGATAACGTTTCAGCAAGATGGGTTGCAGATTCTAAAAGTAGCTGGTTAAGTCAAAATGTACGACCTTTAACTTTAGTTGTTCTAACGACTTCTTTTATTGGTGGGTGGGTGTATGGGTTACAAGAACTAGATGTAGTGGTAGAGCTGCTTAAAATAGTCTTTATAGCATACTTTGGAGGTCGAAGTAGTGAGAAAGTGTTTGGAAATAAGATGCACAAGTAATGGCTAGACAATTAAAAGTTATTAACTATAAAAAAGTTAAGACTAAACGTAAGGGAATCCATAGTAAAAGCAAAACCTCACAATTAAAATCTAGTAAAAATTATATAAAGATTTACAAAGGTCAAGGAAAAAGACGTTAAAAACTATTACCTAAAAAAGTTTACATGTTTTTAAAAAAGCGTGTAACTTTGGTGGGTGAGTGGGTATATATTAATTATTAAATAACTTTTTAAACAACTTATAAATATGAATGAAGATACTACTATAAAAAAATTAGCAGAAAAAATAGCAAGGGATTTTAATTTAACTATTAAACAGCGAACCGATCAACTATTAGAACTCAGTAATGTAGCACGTAGTAATTTAGGAACTGATAGTACAATAGCTGAAAAGAAAGCTATTAAAGCAGATAGTAAGTATATTTTCAATCAAGTAAAAGGAATTGATGAACGACTAGGAAAACTTTTAGTTGTTAACATGGATAAATGAAAAGAAAAAAACCATCAAGAAGTAAATTAGTTAAAAAACTTGATGCGGTATTTAGTCAATACATAAGAATTAAAGATTCTAAAAATAATATTGGTACTTGTGTAACTTGTGGTAAACAAGATCATTACAAAAACTTACAAGCTGGTCACTTTATGAGTAGAAAACACTACGCTACAAGGTGGGATGAAGATAACGTTAAAATTCAATGTGCAGCTTGTAATGTATTTAGATATGGTGAACAGTTTTTATTTAGTAAATATCTTGGTAATAACTTATCTGAAGAATTACTTGATAAAAGTAGAAACATAGTTAAATTTACAAACTTAGAGTTAGAAGAAATGGTAATACATTATTCTAATAAATTGAAGTCTTTTCTTTAATTTTTCTAGTTATTGTTTTTAAAAGGGGGTTAATTAATTTTAACCCTTTTTTTTTTAAAATATTATTTGTAACTTTATTAAAAATAAAAACTATTAATAAAAACTATAAAGAATAACTATGATAAAAGAAAACATATTTACTAAACTTCAAAACTTGCAAAAAGAAATAGGTACAGTTTCAAAAGATGCAACTAACCCATTTTATAAGTCTAAATACTTTGATATTAATTCACTTATAAAACAATTACAACCTTTATTAGAAAAAAACAATTTGGTATTATTACAACCAATAGAATCAGATTTTGAAACTAATACAGAATATGTAGTAACTAAGTTAATTTGTCCAAATACAGAAAAAAGTATTGAAAGCAGAAAAAAACTCAGTACACAAAGTGATCCACAAAAACTGGGATCAGAGATAACTTATTATCGTAGATATACATTACAATCCCTTCTTGCTTTACAAGCTGAAGATGATGATGGTAATAAAGCAATTACACCAGCAGATGATGAAAAAAGCTGGTTAAATGAAAATACCCCACAATATACCGAAGCTATTAATTTTTTAAAAGGGGGTGGTACTATAGAACAAATTAAGACTAAATATAAAATAAGTAAAAAAACACAAGATGTCTTATCGAGGTTGTAAAGTAAAAGAAGAAAAATACAACCTAAAACTGAAATATAAAGAATTAACAATTAAAATAGAAATAAATGGAAGTAAAAGGAGTATTAAAAAACATTTCGGAAATTCAAGTAATATCCGAGAAGTTCAAGAAGCGATCAGTAATATTGCAAACGATTGAAAAATATCCACAATTATTAGAAGTTAATTTTGTAAATGAAAAAGTGGATTTATTAAATCCTTACCAAATTGACCAGCATGTAACAATAGGAATTAATTTAAGAGGTAATGTATGGAAGAAATCAGAAACAGAAACCAGATACTTTACAGAAATAAATGGTTGGCGTATTGATGAAAGTGCTGAAGAAATCACCAATGGAATACAAAACGAAGCTAGACAAGTTGCTAGCACAGATTTACCTTTTTAATATGGCTTTAAAATATTAAAAGAAGGCAAACCTTTTCCTAAAGATTGGTGGAACTATAAGATAAATCCAATTTTAGGGCGTGAATACAATACAACTCTAAAACCTAAAATAGATGTTAGCACAAACAGACACGATTAAAGAAAAAATATTAGATGTAAAACATGGTAGAATAAAACAAGGTTTAAAAATTGGCATTGATGATATAGATGAATTCCTGCGTTATAAACAGGGCAATCTGGTGCTTGCTATTGGTCATGCAAATGTGGGAAAAACAACTGTTATAATTTATTTTATGGTTCTTTGGGCTATTAAACACAAATTAAGATTCTTGATCTGGTCTAGTGAAAACACCCCCCAAAGCATAGTAAGAAAAATAATAGAATTTAAAATGGGTGAACCTATTGAAACAGCTAGTGAAAAAGATATAGATAAGGCTTTAAAGTGGTGTGACTTATTTTTTAAAATAATAGATGTAAACGAACTATATAATTATCAAGACTTATTAAATGAAGCTAAAGCAATTAATAACGCTTGGGATTATCATGGTCTTTTAGTTGATCCTTATAATAGTTTAAGTAAAGACAAAACATTAATTAAGTCTTTAGGAAATTCTCACGAGTATGATTACCAAGTTACAAGTGAATTTAGATTATTTGCTAAAAAAAGTAATATAACTGTTTTTATAAACATGCATGGAGTAACTGAAGCTTTACGCAGAACCCATCCAATAGGACATGATTATCAATTATTACCTATGCCTTTAGGTTTAGCAAGTGTTGAAGGAGGGGGAAAGCATGGAAATAGAAGTGATGATGTGCTATGTATTCACCGATATGTTTCTCACCCAACTGATTGGATGTATAGTTATATTTCTGTACTTAAAGTAAAAGAAAATGAAACTGGTGGGAGACCTACTAGTTACGACAATCCAATTAAAATTAAAATGTCAAGAAATAACGTAGGGTTTGAATACATGGGAAAAGATATTTTACAATACAATAAAACTAAACAACCGAAATTTTGATATATATATTATTATTAGTTTTACTTTTTATTATTATAATAATGTTTGGACTGTATAAAAAAGCTGAAATACAGTTTAGTCCAGTTGTGGGGTTTATGGTGGGTTCATTAATTAGTTGGGAACATTACGAAGATGGAATAGACTACACTTTGCAATGTTGTTTAGGTTTTATTAGTTTAACAGTTTTATGGTCAGATCAAATAGATGGTTAGCAATAGTTGCATCAAAGCATAGTGAATGGGTTAGGGTGGTTAATTCTTTAGGTGAATATGATTTTGCTGAAGATATTGTACAAGAATCCTATATTGCTTTACACAAATATGCAAAGCCTGATTCTGTTGTAAAAAAAGGAATTGTAAATAAAGCATATATGTATTTTACATTAAGGTCTTTAACTTTTCAATTCTATAATAAACGTAAAAAAATTAATAAAATTAGAGTTGATTTTGATAGATTAGAAATAGAAGAAATAAATAATATTCCTGAAAAAGAAGCTTTTGAAAAATTCTATCATTTAATTGAAACTGAAACTAATGACTGGCACTGGTATGATAAGAAACTTTTTGATCTGTACAAAGACACAAATTTAAGTATAAGAAAAATAGCAGCAGAAACTAAAATAAGTTGGGTGAGTATATTTAATACTTTAAAAAATTGTAAACAAAAAATAAAAGATAAGCATCAAGAAAATTATGAAGATTTAAAAAACGAAGATTTTGACAAAATTAGATAAAAGAACAAAAGAATATAAACAATGGAAAAAGAACTTTGATAATTCTGATAAAGGATTAGGTGATAAAGTTGAAAAGGTATTTAAAAAAGTGGGTATAGATAAATTATCTAAATGGGCTTTTGGGGAAGATTGTGGGTGTGATGAACGAAAAGAAAAACTAAATAAACTTTATCCTATTAACAAACCAGAGTGCTTAACTGAAAAAGAATTTATATATTTAGATGGTATAATAGGAAAAGCAAACCAAATAACTATAGACGAACAAAAACAACTACTAGTAATTTACAACAGGGTCTTTCATGATCGTGCTTCTATTACAAGTTGTGGTAGTTGTTTTTTAAATGGGGTTTACAAAAAGCTAGAAACAATTATGAATGAATATTAAAAACAATGAATGAAAAAATAGAATTACAAAAGGAAATAGGATATTATAATAATTTTGAAATAGTAGGTAAAACAATTATTAAATGGAAAAAATTAAAACCTGAAAATAAAGATGTTATTGAAATATATAAAGCATGGCAACAAATAGGATTTTATGTACACGACTTAATTCAAAATCAAAGTCATTATAACAAGTCAATGGAACAGTATAGATTTGATAAAAATAGAGCAATAATGAGAGCTAGAAAAGCTGAAGAAAAATTAGAAAAAACAAACTAATGAGTTTTAGAGATAAATACACACCAAAATATAATTACTGGAATGAGTTGGAAGATGCAGATTGGTCAACTAATACAACAGAGGAAAAGTATAAATCAAAAGTAAATTTATTAAATGAAAAATTAATTGAATTAACTAAAGTAGTTGAATCATTACAAGACCGTATAGAAGTATTAGAATCCATAGAGGAAAAAAACTGGGATGAAAAGAAAGATTGTTAATATTTTTTTTGTAACTTTAATAAAAACAATAATATGAATTTTACAAAAATTATAACAACCCTTACATTAAAACAATTATTAAGAGATTTATTAGATCAAGAACTACCTAATGAATATAGAAAAGCTTGCAGAAATGAATACTTTAGTAGGAGACAACAAACCTTTTCAAAATCAGAAAATAGATGATTACACTTTTAAACGGTGATACATGGGGTAGAGAGGAAATACTAGCTCAAATGTATTCAGACGAGTTTTATTATGGACATTTAGGAAAGTATGCTTTAAGTTCAAGTAGTTTAAAAACCGTATTAAAAAGTCCAAAGACATATCGAAATGTTTTAAAGTATGGAAACAATGTAGATAGTCCTGCATTAAGAGCTGGAAAATTACTGCATTGGATGATATTAGAACCAAATACATTAAACAAAAAAGTTTTTGTAGATGTAACCACACGCACTACAAAGGTATATAAAGAAGCTTTAGCAGAACATGGTGAGGTTTATCTACAAAGTGAACGAAGTGCAGCAGAACGTTTAGCAGATGCTTTATTAAGAAACGAAGCAGCACTTGAACTATTAAACAAAGCTGAGTTTGAAATACCAGAAATAGCTATGATTGATGGTTTACCTTTTCGTGGTAAAGCTGATATTTTAAAAGATGATTCTATAATTGATCTTAAAACTTCACAAAATTTAAATGCTTTTAGATATTCATGTGACCAGTATTCTTATGATTTACAAGCTTGGATATATTTGAAAATGTTTAATAAAAAGAAGTTTACCTTTTTAGTAATTGATAAAGGAAGTTGTGATATAGGAATATTTGAAACAAGTAAAGAATTTTTAAGTAAAGGAAAAGAAAAGTTTAATCAAGCTGTAAGCAACTACAAATACTTCTTTGAACAAAACCA